GCATCGGCCAGCGTGTCCCATTTCGGGGCCGAGCCGACGCGCTGCTCGACCGCCGCTGCAGCCTCAAAATCAGCCGCCGACGAATTCTGCGCGTCGTATGCGCGCCCGGTCGCCTGCACCACATCGGCCTGCGTGGCGGTGCCCAACACCGGGTCAACGCCTGCGATGGCGTCCACGTCCACGTTTCGCCCGGCCAGCGACTGCGCCACGGATGCGTGCAGCAGGTTCTCGCGGGTTTCAGGCGACAGCGAATCGGCGATCACCGCGGCGCTGGCCTGCTCGTTCTGAAGCGCGATCAGCGCGCGCGCCTCGGGCGTCTCGGCCCACTGGATGGCCTCGCGCTCCAGCCGTTCCTCGCGCGCCGCCTCGTCAGCGTCGGCGATGGCTTCGTCTGCGGCACGGCGCTGCGCCGCATCGGCCTCGGCGATCTGGTCCTCCCAGCGCAGCACGCGCTCGCCATTGAACGCCCGCGTCACCAGGTCCTGCGTCAGCCTGATCGCCTCGTCGCTGCCGGACTCGATGCCAGGCGGTAGGAATCCTTCCTCGGCCAGCACCTCAGCGATCTGGTCGTACTCGGTCAGGCGGCTGTTGCGCGACACCACGCCGGGCAACTTGCGGTTCAGTCGCATGCCGTTCTCGCCGCCCGCGTCGCGCGCAAGGTCGGGTGAAATTCCACCGTTGCGTTTTAGCGACACCAGCAGGTCGCGGCGCACCTGGGGCAACTCGGGCGCGGTGTTCGGTCCGGCCGCCACTGCAGGTTCTGGCACCACGCGCGCCTCCACGATCTCGGGCATCCCGGCAATCGCCGACTCGGGAGCCACGCCGGCCGCCGCGCGCTGCTCTGGCGTCATTGCCAGCGCGTCGGCCAGGACCTGTGGGGACGCCATTGGGGCCGGGGTCGCGCGGCCACGCCAAGCCCGAAACGCATCGACGCCGACGCCTCCGATCGCATGGATGCCGCCGCCGAACGCGGTGCCGAACGCGATGTTCGCCATCGAATCCAGCGCGCCGTAGTCGTCGCCCAACTCGGTGCGCCCATAGGCGTAGAGTGGTTCCAGCACCGCCGTTGAGATTCCCGCATCAGCCGCGCCAAGGGCGGCGCGCCCACCGAACCGCGTGAGCGCCGATGTGGACGCCGCTGCCACCCGCATGCTGTTCATGATGGTGAGCGATTTCGTCCACGGGATGAATGCCGTGGCAAGGTTGATCGGGTCGGCAATGCCGGCGCCAAACATCGCCAGGCCGCGCAGCGGGGAACTCAAATCCCACGGCGTGCGCTCGCGGATGTCCTTGACCGCCTGCAGTTCGCGCTGGCGGTCGATCAGGACGTCGAGTTGCTTGCGGGTGAACACGCCATCGGCAAGGCTCAGGCCCTTGAGGTTGACGCCGGACTGCTTGGTGATTTCGGCCGCTTCGCCAGAGGACAGTTTCGGCCCATCGCTGGACGCGATGCGGGCGCGGATGTTCGCCATCCCGACCGGCCCATAAGACTCCATCCACGCCTCGCTCACCGTGGCGTTCATCTTCGACGCCCAGGAAGGCTCGAAATCCTGCAGCGAGAACCGCGATGTGCCCGCGTCGTCTTGGCCGAGATAGAGAGGCATCAGGGTTTTCCCGTTATCGTTGAACCACGCCGCTGGACGCGCGGCCAGAATTCACGCCCACGCGGGTCGTGAGATCCACCCAGGAATACGACACCGGCTTGCCGCCGCGCGTCACCCGGTAGCGCACGCCGTTTGCGCCCATCGCCCACAGTTCCAGCCCGCCGTCGTCCTGGCGCGTGAACCACTCGGCGCGCGCGCGAATCGTATCCGACCACTCAGCCGCCGATTCCTCGGGCCGGCGCGCCCCCACCAGGTCGGCCGGCGTGTCGATGCCGCCCAGGTCTGTGCGCAGCATGTGTTTCGCGCCGCGCTGCACCGCGCCGACGTCCACCGTTTTCGGCAGGCGCATGGTGCCGTCGAATGTGTATTGCCCCAGCAGCATCTCGCGCGCGCGCTCGGATGCCTCGCCCGGGTTCGCACCGCCAAGCATGAACTGGTAGGTCAGCTTGCGCATGGTCGTCTCGTAGGCGCTGACCGTGCCAGCCGCCTGGCTGGTCATCATGGGCACGGTGCGCGAGAACTCGGCCAGCGTTGCCGTCACCGCCTCTTTTGCCGCTGTCTGCACCTGCGTGTCCAGCCCCTGCGTCAGGTCGGACTCTTTCACCCGGGCCAGCCGCGACACCGCCTCGCGCGCCGATGCGCTGGGCAGGTTCGGGATAATGATCATCTCGCCGGCCAGTTTGCCCTCTTTCACCAACTGGTCGAACACCTGCGGGAAGTACGGCCCGTATTGCTGCTCCAGCCCGCCGATCAGGTTCGCCGCGTCATCGGGTTTCGTCAGCGTCATGGCACGCTGCGCGACAGCGTCCGCCTGCGCCGGGGTCAGGATCTTCGGCTGCTGGATGCCCAGGCGCTGCTGCTCGGCCAGGCTCGCGCGCACGTACTGCTGCGTCAGCGCCGGCTGCATCTCGGGCGGCGCCTGCTCGATGCGCCGGCTCATCTGCGCGAGCGCGGGCGTGTTCTTCGCCACGTAGCCGGCTGGGTCGGTGTTGCGCTGCTGGATCACCTGCTGCGCCGCCTGCATCCGCACCGCTTGGCGCGCGTCGGCCGCCGCGTAGCCCTCACCCGGAACCGGTGTGCTGGCGGTCAGCGTCTGTTGTATTTCCGCAACAGGCATCGTTTTGAACGCCCCGATGTCGGCGGCCATACCGCGGGACTTCTGGTACTCGGAGAACATGCGCGGCGCGTCGGCGCCGTAGGTCTGCGCAAACCACTCGGGCTTGAGGTTGCCCGGGTCGAGAATGCCGTCTTTGTGCATGGCCTGCGCGTCACGCAGCAGCGCGTCGGCGGTCGCTTTGGCCTGCGCCTGGTCCTGCTTCATGCGCGTTTCGGCCATCGAGCGCAGCGCCGACTGCTGCTCCCAGTCCATGCCACGGAACGACTTCGGGGCGTCGGGCAGCGCGTCAGGCTGGCCCGAGCGCGCGGAGGTCGCCGTGGGGGATGCGGCCGGTGCAGCGCCACCAGATGCAGCGTCAGCCTCGTAGGACTCCAGCCGGCCCAGCCACGCTTTGCGATACCGCTGGTTCTTCGGTTCTTCCAGCAGGCGCTCGTAGTGTTCGCGGCGCAGCGCGTTGAACTTCACCGGGTCGCCGCCCGACTCCTGAATCCAGCGGTTCGCCAGCGTCGGACCCTGGTTGACCGCCGCGTCCATTGCCGTGCCCTGCAGCGCTGGCGGCAGGTTGTCGCCTTTGATCTTGTCCCAGTACCGCTCTTTGTAGATCGCGGCCGCGCCCTCTTTGGTCAGGTTCTTGACGTCAATGTCTGGGTTCGCGCGCTGGTTGATGCCGAAGTTGGCCGGCGCTCCGCTGTTGCCGTCGCTCGCCGTGTAGCCTCCCTCATGCTTGAAGATCCGGCCCATCACGGAATCGAACCCGCCAGCGCCAGACGACCCGCCGACCGCTGTTGCGAATACTGGCTTCCCTGCTGCAATGCGCTGTTTTGCGTGGTCGATCGCTTTGCGCATCACCGACTCGGGAGGCTCAAGCCCATTCGGGATAACCTCACGAACCATCAGGTCGATCTCTTCTTTCGAAAGAGTCGGCACCAGCGTAGGGAAATCGACGCGCTGGCCGTTGACTTTTACTGCATCAGACTGGACGGAGTATTCGGTCGCAACATCACCGTTTGGTAGTTTCAACTCACCTAGAAAACCCGCTTCTTTTTTAGAGCCGTCAGGGCGCGCGCCGTAATCTTTCGCCGCAGGCTTCGGCGCCTCGCCAAACCGCTTGCGATACCACGCACCCGGGTCGCGCTCCATCTCGCCGCGCTCGACGGACAGGTACAGCTTGCGGCGGTACTGGTCGGCCGCCTTGATCTTGTCGGCCTCGCTCAGGTCGCTGCGAGCAGCCAGCGTTTCCACGCGCCGGGCGTAGACGTCATCCAGCCGCGTCGGGTCGGCATAAACCACGTTTTCGTCGGCCTGCATGCCCGCGTCGGTGTCGGCGTTCAGCTTCGCCGTGGTGGACTGCTCCTGGTACTTGTACGCGTTCGTCTGCAGCCGCGTGCGCATGCCAATGGCGTGCTGCTTGAAATACTGGCGCGAGCGTTCCGTTGGCAGTTTCTTTTCGGACTCGCTCACCCACGCATCGAAATCCTTGCCCAACCCCTCGCGCATGTCCGGCGCGCCCACCGTCCAATCCTTCATCCGGTTGGTAGATTCCTCCTGCCAGTACACCTCGCCCTGGGAAAGCACGTTCGCCACATCGACGGCGGCCAGGTCTTCACGCTTTTTCTCGGCTTCGGCCTGTAGGCGGCGCTGCTCATTCAGCAGCGCATTCGATGCGTCACCCAGCCCGCCAGCCAGGCCCATCAGCGCATTGCCGACCGGGCTGGACGCCGACACATTGGATGACGCGTTCGGCGCCGACTGCACGGCGTCAGCAATGATGCGGCGCTCGTAAACGGGGATGGTCGCCATCAGGTGATTCCTCGGGTGCTTTTGTAGTAGCTGGTTCCAGCGCTCAACAGCGAACCGGCCGCGTTGAGGTAGCTTGCCGACTTCGCCTGCTTGGCCCGGTCGCGCGCCATCTCGGCGTTAGAGCGCTGAAGCGCGGCGGCGTCCTTCAGCCCGCGCGCTTTCAGGTCGCCCTCGTAGCGGATGGCGAGCGCATCTTCCTCGGCGTCGAACAGGGATTGGCGCAGCAGGTCGCCATTCAACCCGCCGCCAGCCTCGGCCGACGATGCAATCTGGTTGCCGACCACGGCGCGCGCGCGGCGGCGCTGTTCTTCCTCGGTGCGGCCCGCAGCGGCGTAGGTCTGCTTGGCCTGGATGTCGGCCATCTTCGCGTTGTAGTCGGCCATGTTGGCCTCGGACTGCGCGGCGGCGCTGGCCTGGCGGCCTTGCTGGATTGCCCCGATCACACCCAGCGCACCAGACGCCACCGACAGGCCGGTCGCAAGCGCGCCAGCGCCGCCGATTGCAGACCCGGCAGCGGCAACCAATGGTGCTATGAATGCCATTTACTTCACCCTCGCGTAGAGAAAACAATCCTTGCCGTCCGGTGTGTATTTTCGCATCGGGGCGCCCGGGGTTTCATTGTCGAAGCCCAACATTTCAAGCCACCTGCAGCCGCGCGAAAACTCGGCGTCAACGAACGCCTCCACGCGCCGAAACGCCGACTGCGCCAGGAACCCATGCACCGCGCGGTGCACCGGCAGGAAATACCGACCCGCCTGCCGAGACAGCAGCGCCCAGGCAATCGCCCTGCCCTCCCACTGCGGCAGCAGCCCGGCAACGCAGACAACCCGGTCGCCTGCCAGCGCGCTGAATGACTGTCCAGCCGCCGCGAGCATGTCGCCGTAGCCGGGTCGGGTCAGCTCGCTCGACAGGTGAATCTGCGCGTCCTGCAGTTCCAGAGCGGCCAGGTGAGCGGGGGTGAATCGCACGATCTGCATGTCGGCCTCACCTCGAATCCTGCGTGACGATCTGCGGCGCGATCATCACGATCGTGGCGGCCACAGGCTGGTCGATTTCGAACCCCAGGTATGCATCGGTGTTGTAGCCATCCGGCCACGGCACCACCTTGTCGCCACTGAACAGCGGCGCCGGCTGGTTCATGGGGTTGGACGTCGGGCGCAGCATCAGCGCGTCCATCAGCCCGCCATCTTTCAGCGGCCCGTACTTCCCGCCGCCCGTGTCCTTCAGGCGCAGCACGCACTTGTGGATGCGCTTTGTCTTGCCCTGCGCCGTGCCGTCGCGCGCGCCAGCTTCCAGCCGCATGGATCGGTAGCGGGCCGGGCACGGCAGGCCGATCTGCGCGGACGTTGCCGCCAGTTGCAGCTCGATGTCGCCCGATGTCACCACCACGTTCGGGTGCGGTGCGCCGTTCACCAGCACACTGACCGTTTCGCCCTCCAGGTGGTCCAGCCCGCTGATCGTGGTCGTGGCGCTGCCCTCGTAGGTCAGGCCGCTGTCCACGTAGAACTGGCTGGTCTGCTCGTCGCCATCGCGGTAGGGGCGCTCAAGGTACTCGACGTACCGTTTTGTGTCGCCGTCGATGGTGCGCTTGACCACCAGCCACAGTTCGGTGCGGTCGCCTTCGGCCGCGATCATGGTGGCGATGGACTCCACCACCGCGTCGCCGTCACCGAATGACCCGCCAATGATGTGCCGATGCCATCCGCGAACCGCCTGTTCGTTGTTCCAGGTGAACCCCAGCAGCACGCCGTCCGTGCGCGTCGCCCATACCACTTGGTCAGGGTCTGGCGCGAATGCCATCTGCGTGACGCCCGTGCGCGTGATGTGTTCGGCCAGCACCGTGGTGTCGCTGGACTTGTAGCCATCCGCCGAGAAGTCGTAACCGGTCTCGCGCGCGCGCAGGCCCGAACGCTGCACGAACAGCAGCGACTCGTTGTTTTTTATCGGCGGGATGGCGCGCGACCCGAACTCCGACAGGATGCGGCTGCGCCGGTTCGTCGGCCCCAGCGGCTCGCCGTTGGTCAACTCGCCAATCGCGAACTCGGCGCCGGCCGTGCCCACCACCAGGTCGCGGTCGGGTGACAGCCATTGGATTTCGTTGATCTTGCCCGAGGTGATCGACACCGTGATCGCCATGTCGGCCGTCACCTGGCCGAATGACTTCGGGCTGAAATCCGTGAAGTCGGCCGACACCGAACCCCAAGCCGTCTGCCCGCGCGCGAACCACAGCCGCTCGCGGTAGAAGCACACCTGCGACGGCCAGCCAGCAGCGGTTGACCACTCGCCAAACGCCCAGCGGGTCGTGGCCTGGCCGGATGTAACCACCTGCGACGGCAGACGGTCGATCACGGTGGCCGTCACCTGGGTGCCCGAGGTGTACGCCGTGATCTGCACGTACCCATAACCCGGGTCGCGGTACTGCCATTGAACGCCCGTGTCGCCGTCGTACAGCGCGCCCTCGGTGTGCACGGGCCGGTTCGTGCCCGTCGTGGCCGTGTTCAGCGCCTCATAGGTTTTCCCGTCCGAGCGGCGGCGCGCGCCAGAGCTGATCGACTTGGACACCTCCCAAGCCGCGATGTCGTTGACGTTCTTGGACTCAAGGTAAAACAGCGAACCCACATGGTCAGCCGTGAAAATCGAAGCGGACGCCGTGAGCGTGACCGATCCGGTTTCGGCGCTGGCGTACACCGTGGTCGCCGTGTCGTTCAGCGCCTTCCACGGGCCGCCGCGATAGTCGAACGTGTTCAGCGCGAACGATGTCACCGAAGTGCGCGTCAGGATGCGCGGCGCATATAGCGAGTGCGTCAGGTACAGGAAGTCGCCCGACTGAGCGAAACGCAGCCGCGGCGTGCCGTCTGCGTTGTAGAGGTCATCATCGGCGTAAGGCGTCACCACCTCGACCGGAACGCCAGGCGACGACTCCAGGATGCCGCGCACTTTCGTGATGGCATCCCAGGTGTAGAAGCGCACATACAGGTCGCCGAACTCGAGCATGTACGCTTGCGTCGTGCTGTATTCGAATGGGACCAGCAGAACCACTTTGTCGCTGTCTTTCACCTCGTTCACGTAGCGCGTGCCCGCGCGGCGCACGTTCGGCCCCTGTGTGGTCGGGATGAAGTTTTCGAGGATCGACGCGCCGTTCGGGTATTTCTCAAACCCGACGCGCCCGTCCAGCATGGGCGACAGCTCGCCCGAGTTGAAGTTCTCCAGCAGCGGCGAAGCCTTCATACGACGAAGCCCCCCGGGTAGGCCGCCCACTCCTGCCCGCTGGCGTAGAACGAACCGCCGCTCAAGCGGGAATCCAGCCACGATCCGTTCGGGATTTCGTCGGGCGGGTTCTCGATGGCGTCTTGGCGCAGCGCCTCGGTGACAGCGAATTTGTACTGCTCGGCCGCGCGCCCCATCTTCGACTCTGATTGCGTCAGCGTCTCGCACGCCTCCATCGCCAGCTTGCAGGCCAGCACCTCCACGAACAGCGGGTCAAACAGCGCCGTGTCGGTCACGCGCGACAGGTAGCGCACCTTCAGCGGCGCGTCGTAGTCGGTCAGGATCTTGCCCGCCTCCACCGCCCACTGGCCGCGATACGTCACGTTCGTTCGGACGTAATACTCGTTGACCTGCACAAGGTGCAGAAAGTCGGCCGGCAGCGGGTATTGGTACTTGAAGCCCCAGGCTGGCGCGTCCACCAGCGCGAGCAGGCTGTCGCGCTTCATGGCAAAGTTCCAGTTGAAGCGCCGGATCTCGGCGTCGCGCACCAGGTCGAACATCGAGTTCATCACCCGCGCCGCCTTCAGGTCATCCGTCAGCAGCAGGATGCGTTCTTCGCCCAGCTTGGTCAGGGCACGGTTTGCGATTTCGACTTTGCTTGCCATTGCGGGCCTCCGAGAGTGGTGCGATTATCGCCTCACTGTTGTGAGCGCGCAACGGTTATAAGCTGGCGCGGCCGGCTAGGGTTTGAATCTCTCCCCCATCATGAATCGGGGAATGCGGCAATCGGTGCTGTGAAGTTTGCGGTGTAGCGGGCGACGCCTTTGGTCAGCCGCAGCTCGTCCAGCTTGCCGTTGTAGAAGTTCGGCCCCGACCCGACCGTTAGGGTTTGGGTGGTGTAGTTGTTGGAGCTGGTTGCCGTCGAGCCTTGCTGCACACCGTTCAAGAACAGGCGCAAGCTTGTGCCGGAGCGGCAGATCGCGACGTGGTTCCAGCTGCCGTTGGTGAATGCGGCGGCGGGGACGATGATGTCGTTGGTGGTGTTGAACGACGCTTGCACATACAACGTGCCGCCCAAGATGATGATGGCCCAGCCGTTGCCGTTGACGGGCTGACAAATGGGGGTGCCGTTGCCTGCGGTCGAGTTCATCCAGAACTCGACCGTGTAGTCGCCTGTGCCGAACGCGAACGCTGTGCTCGACCCATAAGTCAGGAAGTCGCCATCCCCGTCGAACAGCCCCGCGGCCGTGCCGAATTTCGGACCCGTCGTCGTCAGCTGGACTTGCCCATTGACGCTGGACGGGGAGAACGTGTTGGCGCTGCTGTCCGTGAATGTCGTGCTGCCGTTCGTGCCGTCCATGTGCAACAGCAGCGAAACGCTGGAAAAGTTCGGGTCGCTAGCGACCGCTGCGGGGCCTTTTGACAGCCCAAGCCCAACACCAAACCCGATTCCCATCTGCATCGCGCGCCCCTCAGTACAGCGCCCAGATGTCGCTGGCAGTCCCGCCAGTGCGCACCTGCTTAACCGACAACGGGTTGTAGCCAGCCTGCAGCGGCACGTTCGAACGCGTGGTGCCATCCTGCTGCTGCAGGTTCGCGGTGCCTGCGGTGCCGACCAGCAGGCCGCGGCAGGTGCCGCCAGCCAGGTCAGCGTCGGCTTTCGTGACGGGCACGAATGTGACGGCGGGCGAGCTGTCGCTGGAATAGTTCTGTGCCATGTTTCACCTCGGATGAAAGAACGGCCCCGAAGGGCCGAATCAGTTTGTCAGATCACGTCGCCCGCGCCGGATGCGTCGTCTGCCGGCTTCGGCTTGCGGCCTCGGCGCGTTTCCACGACAGCCTGCAGATCGGGCGCGTGCGCCTCGGGCTTCGGCTCATCCACCAGCACCAGGCCGTCGATGGGAGGGTGGCCCTTGCCATCCCACTCCACGACATCGCCGACCTTGATGCGCCGGTCGATGAAGCCCGCGATGGTTGCGCGGTACTTCATCACTCAGGCTCAGGTGATGCTGAAGCCGGACGCGTAGCTGCGGTATGCCTGGGCGTCCTTCACGAGGAAGGCGTCGAAGGCACCGGCAGTCAGCGGACCCGAGGCCACGGTGTAGCGAACGCCGAGGTAGCGTTCATACGAGCCGGCCGGCAGCTTCACGTTTGCCAGCACGGTGCCCGCGGTGGCAAAGCCAGCGAAGGCGATCGCGCCGGTCGAGAAGTGCACGGTGGCCGAGGTCGCCAGGTTTTCCGTGCTGTCCGACTCCAGCGTCACCGTCAGGGTGGCGTCGGAGCTGGTGTCGGTGGCCGTGGTGTTCGTGATCACCACCAGGTAGACGTCCTCACCCGTGCCGATGTCGCGCGTGGTGTTCGTGCCCACCGAGTTGCCCAGCGGGTAGAGGTCAACCACGTTGGTGCTGATCGCGGTGCTGGTGACAGCCTGCGCGTCGGAAAATTCCAGGTACTTGTCGAGAATCATGGCTTCACTCCTGTGTGGATAGGTTTCGTTCCGCCGATCAGGAGATCTGCGTCTCGTTGTTCAGGATCGAGTCAACGCGGCGGATGGGGATGCCCATGAACGCCAGGTTGCCGCGAACCGGGTTGCCGAACTGGTCCAGACCCTGCTCGATGCTCAGGGCGTTGGCCGACTTCTGCAGGGCCATCACGCGCAGCAGCGAGAACACCGTGCGGTTCATGTAGAACACCGGGCGGCACATGCCGAACGACGGGATGCGGTCCATCGCGCGGCTCATCAGCTTGATCAGCTCGGTCGAGGCCGACGCCGCCTGCGTGTCCGACTGCGCGGCCAAGTGCGCCGTGTTGATGTTGGCGATGCGGGTCACATAGCGCCAGTCGCGCAGGGCCAGGCCGCATTTCCACTGGTAGTGGTCCTGGTACGCGCGGTACTTGCCGCCCGCGGCGTCGGTCACGGTGTCCAAGCCGAGGTCAACGTGCTGCAGGCCCGAGGTCGAACCCTTGGGGTAGATGCCATGCACGGTGTTGTCGCCCCAGCCCACCAGCCACACCGAGGTCAGGGTGGCCGCGCCGCCCGCGCTCAGGATGTTCTGGCCGTTGGTCGCGCCGCTGATCGTGCTGTAGCGCGGGGCCAGGCCGGTGAAGGCTTCCGGCTCGGTGCCGCTGTTGCCGTAGATCAGGGTCGAGGACAGCTCCTGGTTCATGGCTTCCAGGAAGGCCATGTTTTCGGACAGGCGGAACTCGGGGGTGTTGCCGTTCAGCTCGGCGAGGTCTTTGTCCACCTGGCCGAAGGCTTCCAGCATGCCGCAGGCGTCATCGACCTGCACCGTGGTGGACTTGGACTGCGGCACGCCGTAGTTCAGTTTGCGCCATGCCACATCGGGCAGGCCGGTGCGAACCGTGGTGCGGTGGCCGGTGGGCAGGTTGCCTTCCATCCAGAGCATGTCGTCCAGGATCGGGTTCGACTGGTTCAGCAGCTCGATGATGGTGGCGATTCGGTCGTCGGGATCGCGGCGCTTGGCCCAATCCGAGAGCGTCAGCGCGTTGGTGGCAAGGGTGGACATTGATTACCTCCGGTATGAAATGCCTGTGGGCGGAAATTCGCGTGATGTTGTTTCCGCACCACGCTGGCCGGCAGTGTATGCGGCGTGGTGAGAAAACGACAATGCTGTCAACGCATTATTTTTTCAGGTGCGTTTTACGCAATGCGGATGACCATCAACCCGGTCGCCGTCACCTTGGTCTGGTACTGCTCACAGTGGCGCGTTGCGCGCCGGCAAACCGCCTGGCGCACCATGTCGGCAGAGCGCACGTGCGGCGGCACCACGAAGTAATCCAGCGCCTGCAGCGCTCCCCACGGGTAGCCTGCCCGAACCCGCCCATAGCGCATGGCCGACAGCATCGGAACGCGTCGGCCAAGCTGCTCGGGCAGGTTTTTCGGGTTCGGCATCTTGGTCAGGACCCGCCGTACAGAATCTGCGCGGCCGACTTGCGCGGGGCGTCGTTGTTCGCCCCCAGGCCCACCGCGTCGCCCTCGCCCAAACCCTTGCCGACCGAGTGCAGGAACTGGATGGTGCCTTTGTAGCCCAGCACGCCCTCGATGGCTGCGATCACGTCGCCGGCCTTTTCGCCTGGCACGAACTGCTTCACCGCCTGCTTTGCGAAATGCATGTTCGCGTCGTGCTGCTGGCCCCACTCGTTGCGCAGCGCCTCGGCCTCGGCAGTGTTCTGTGCGTGCGCGGCCTGCAGGCGCTGCGTCTCGGCGGCGGCGGCGGCCTGCTGCTGGCTCGCCACGAAAGCGTTCCAGTCGGTCGCCAGCCCCTTGGCTTGCTCGGCGCTCAGGCCGTGCTTGTGCAGCAGTGGCGCCATCTGCTTGGCGAACGTGCCGTCGTCGCCCTCGGGCACTGGCAGCTCATAGGCGTCGGGCGTCTCGGGCCGGCCGATCTGGTTGTAGAACGCCGCCCATTCCTCGGGGCTGGCGTCCTTGCCGGGCATCTTCAGCGCGGGCGGTTCGGCGTCTGTCGCTGGGGCTTCGGCTGGCGCAGCAGCAGGATCGACAGCGGGCGCATCGGTCAGCGCCGACGCGGCGGTCAGGGGTGCAGCAGGCGCCGGCGCTGCGGCCGAGGTGGTCGTGGCTGCTGGTGCGGCGGGTGCCGCTGCGGTGGCTTCACTCATCGGTCTGCTCCTTCATGCGTTGCAGGGTTTCATCGGAAAGGTTCAGGGTCTGCGTGATCCGCAGAAACACCTCGCGCCGGCCTTCGGCCACAGCGGTGGCGTGCGTGTCGATGCGCCCATCTTTGGCTACCACCACGCAGGACACATCGGCCCGGCAGAACTCGCGCAGGTCGTTCAGCACCTGGCGCACGTCGTCGGGCCGGGTGCTGCCCTTGTGGAACACCTCGCGGTAGGCGCGGCGCAGGTTCCAGAATTTCGTGAACAGGCTCATGGCTGGGTCGGGTTCGATCGGTCAGTGCAGCACGCGGTTGTTCATCTGCTCGTTCAGCTTCAGCACCAGGTCGGCAGTCGCCTCGTCCTCGGTGTCGCCGCGGCCAACCAGTTCGGGGGCGGCATCGCAGACGGCGGCCCATCCGAGCGCGTCGGCCATTTGTGCGATGTCGGCCTCGACCAACACCACGGCGCTCATATGGATTCGCTCATGCTGGCATGATGTTTGGCAGAGCCTGGGCCGGCTCCGCTCCCGCCAGGGCTTGCGCCTGCGCGATGTCCTTCGCCGCGCTGGCCGCGACGGGCGCCGCCTGCAGGATCTGCTGCAGCTCGGCCTGCTGCTCCAGCCCCGCGTCGATGCCTTCCATTTCCTCGTCCGAGTACAGCAGCTTCGCCGGCATGCCGTTCAGGCGGGCCAGCTCTTTCGCCGCCGCGTCCATGTTGAACCGCTTGAACACCTGCGGCCCGGCCACCTGGGCGATCGGCGCCAACTGCTCAAACGTGCGCAGGATGGCGACGCCGCCCTCGGCCTCACGGGCGCGCGACAGCGGGCTTTCGAACTCGATCTCGTACATTCCGCCGCGCTCTCGCAACTGCTCGGGCATCTCTGGCAACTGACCGGCCGCGGCCATGATGTCCAGCTCGCGGTACAGCATGTTTGACAGGAACTCAGACTCGATGCGCGCGCCGGTCGGGCCGATGAGCTGGCCCTTTTCCTGGGCACGCAGCATGGCTTCGGTCGCCGTGATGTTCGGCTTGTCCACCAGGATCTGGAACAGGGTCTGCAGCAGCGCGTCGTTGATGACCATGCGCTTCTGATCCATCATCTCCAGCCCGATGTTCACGTTCGCGCCGATGTTCAGCGGCTGGATCATCTGCCGGCCGCTGTCGTCCACTCCGCCGTAGTTCACCGCGGCAGGGGTCAGCCGGATCGCGTCGAGGATGCCATCACGATGCGCCAGCAGCGGCGGCAGCACGGACAGTTGCGCGGCCTGGATGGTCGTGCGGTTCATCTCGTTGAGCATCTTCACGTCCGGCAGGATCGTCATGCATGGGCTGCGCCCGTACACCTCGCCCGGGTTCAGGTCGTAGCGGCCAACCGCATACGGGAACGCGCGGAAACCAGATTCCTCCAGCAGCTCGCGCGTCTCCACGTGGATGTAGTAGGACACGAACGGCATGCCGCGGTAGTCGCGCTTCGTGACATCGGCGTCGGCGCGGGGCTTCACCACATGCAGGAACGTGAACTCCTGCTCGGGCCGGTTCTCGGCCGCGTTGCGGATCACTGCCGGGCACTTCTTGCCCCACTTCTGGAACGCGGCGCGCGCCGTCCATGGGAACTCGCGGTGCACCAGGTCCACCACGCCGAACTGGTTCTCGGCGAAGAAAAGCTGCTTCATCGGCACGGCGCGGTAGAACAGGCCGCGGCCCGGGTTCTCGCCGATGTACATGCCCATGCTGCCGAACTTGCCCGACGTGTAGTAGCAGCCCTGCACCTCGGTGTCGAAGTTAGCCGCGTAGCGCGCCGAGAACAGCCGGTTCGTCACCTCGTCCAGGTAGCGCGTGACTTCGGTGTCGTCCTTCATGCCCTCGTCCACCGACTTCAGCTTATGCCACTGCTGATTGCGCGGCGTGACCAGCGAGTGGATCGCGGCCTTGAATCGGTCCAGCGCCAGGCCGGGCGTCGCGTCGAACACGCGCTCGTTGCGCTGGCGCCCTTTCGTGCGGTTCGGGTTCTTCTCCTGGAACTGGATGTCGGTCGGGCTGATCCGGTCCTCGATGTCCTGCCACACCGCCTC